CCAGCCAAGTCCATGAATAATCCCATGCCTCCATCTCCCTGTCTATACCTTGTACTGTTAATAGAAGATTCGGCATCTAGAAATGCCATGTCCATACCAAATTTTATTTCTCTTTCCTGAAGAGCATATTGTTGTTGTTTAACATCCATATCTTTTAGAAAAGCATTCTCATTTTTTAAGACTTCTCCAATAGATCTTTCCACTAAAGCATCTGTACTTTGTCCTTCAGGAAGTCCTGCGGCTTTAGCTGATTCTGCAATTCGTAGTGAATCTAATCTATTTTCTAACCACGCATCGGTTTTAATATCCTCATCTCTTGTCTTACTGCGAGTGATATCAGCCATATTCTGTCTGGCTCCACTCTCTTTTATCCGTAATGCCCTGACAGTCTCTTTATCTTTTTGATGCTTCCACCAATTATACTCAGCATTTTGTTTATTTCTAGCATCATGCTTCATTACTGCTGAAGCACCAGCAATTACTAAAGGCCAAGCCATATATTATCCGTTATATTTTTCAAATTTAATAAAAGGAATTCTCAGAAATCCGTATTTATCTATAGTATTGGTGAATCTAAACCCTAAATGTTTAAGCCATGTTATTGACTCTTTATTTCTTTTATCTACATAATTAGACATTGCTGGATATAGTTCTCCCATGTGTTCTATCCAAGATTTACTACTTTTTAAGAAACTTCTTTTGTTTTTCTTTTTCCAAGAATGAAAATACTGAGTTCTCAGAAACCAAGGGATTCCATTCCCATTTTCCTCTACACCTACTCCTCCAATTCCTAATAAATTATCTTTACTAAAGTAACAAATTAGTTCCTGACTTCCTAAGATAGATTTTAATATAGCTTCTCTAGGATTAAACCCTGAACAAGCGTATATTTCATCTTTATCCACTTCACAAATATTCCTTGCTAATATATCTACATAATAAGGTTCAAAAGGTTTTATATGAGCTTTATAGTACATTTAAATCCTTTGGCTCCTTGTATGAAGGAACCCTTCCCATTCTGCACTCTGGAATGCACAAGGTAAATATTGATCATTCTCTAGAATAATATTACAGTTACTCGCATTTGTCATGACGGAGCTTTTGAAGGTTCCTGAGAGTAGTTTATATTGTCCTAAAGAGGATGTATTGGTAAGTAGCCCACTAAAATTCTTAGAATAGTTAGTACGAGGAGTCACTTCTTTTGTGGTTCCTGGGTTATCTGGATCTGGAATCTTAATGGTTCCTGGAGTTACATTAACTTTTATATTAAAGAATCCTGTCTTATTGTAGAGTAGATTAATATTTCTAACTTGAAGTTTGGCAGTCTGAATAGGAAGGTCATTCTCTTTATGAATGAATCTTGAGAACTCGTATTCAAAGGTGTAGGGTATTCCTGCGTATACTACGTTTGAGGAATGTGCAGCAAGATATGCATTTACCAAAGCTTGAGTTGCAGATGCAGTAGAAGCAATTATCTTTCTTGCATTGTCTGTAACATAGACCATGCTACTAGGTATATTAGCAAAATAAGGTAGATTAGCAGCTACCACATGTGTAAATGTTAAAGTTATACTAGAGCTACTTGTCGTTGCAGCAGCAGAAAGCTCAAACACAGTTGAATTAGTTATAGAAGAAATAGTTGTTCCTGATGAAATTCCTGTTCCTGAAACAATCATCCCTGCTTCAAGATTAGATGTGCTGGATACTGTTACTGTTGCATCTGTATTTGTTAAAGTAGAGTTTGTTAATACTACTGAACCTAATTTAACTCTCCTATCCAAAAGTACTGCTGTCTCATCTTCCATAACTGCTTCTGCAGAATCTAAGCTAAGATTTATATCTTCTAAATAGATACCATCAGATCTCTTTACAAGTAGCTTGAGAGTCGAACCTAAGAACGCACAGTTCAGGACATCTCCATCAAACTCCCAATGGCTCCAAGAGTTCTGGAGCTTCTCCTGACCTTGCCAGAAGTTTTTATAAATATAAACTCTTTTAGGATCATCATCACTTAAAACAGCAAGCATCTGATCAGTAGAACTCACGATCATTTTGGTAACATTACCTTTTATATACTGTGGAACATGTGCAGTAATGTCTGTTGCATCGTTTGAATCTGATGATCCTATATCTACAAAGTATTCTCTTACTCCTGAATATTCTCCACGTTTAAAAGGAAAATAAACAAACTTACCAGAAGATACTGGAGGAGTTTTTGAGGTACTTTCAAATTGAGTCACAACATCCACAGAAACAGAAGAAGGAGAAAAATTTGCACCTTCACTATTTAAACTAAACTGTTGAAAATCTGAAAAGAGTAATAAGCTTTGGTCAAAGGCTGCAGCATGTCTCAGAATAGAGACTTCATTATTAGATACTGAGATGTCAATAGGATTACTGTCCAATGAAGTCATCACAGAAATAGGAAAGAAGTTATAAAAGTTTCCTGCTACTGAGAAAATTATATTTTCATCACTTAATACACCAAAACGATTCTTATGGAATGTAACATCATTTATCTTTCCTCCTACAAAAGAAGGGAATGGATTAGATGTATCATCTCCTGCTTTCCTTGAAGACCATCCATAACGATCTGGAGCACCATTAGAAGCTGATTCTTCTTTTACTGGTTCATATAGAAAGTATTTATTAGGAGTTGATTGATTATCATATAATCTAACTAGACGATGTGGCATAGAAAGAATATTAAATCCTGTATCTAATGAAGGACCAATTGTTTCTTTCCAAGTCTCATCAGCTTTATTATATTTAACAAAGAAATCATCTTGAGTTGCATCACTACTTCCTACTACACTTACTAAATAATTATTAGGAGCACCTGTTCCTGGAAGATTTGTAAATTTTGTGGTGCTAGTTGTTATACCAACAAGATCATTTCCTCCATGAGAATCAGAAGTTTCAATAGTAAACGATTCTGTGCTTTTAATTACAATTACACTTCTGCTATCCTCTAATGTAAATGTAAAAGGACTGTTAGCCAGTGTTCCTGTTTTAAGAGCATTTAATCCATTGTAGTATTCTGTATTACTTGTTTCACCATCTTCATTTCTTCCAGTTAAAGGTCGCCAACCTCCGAAACCTTCTGCAGGAGAAGTAGAAGAAAAATCATCCCATTCTCCTGTTCCAGTGCCTAATCCAGTATTTCCATTATTTATAATCTGAGCAATATTAGTTGTGCCTATATGTTTTTGGTTAAGTGAGACATTAGATGCAGGAGTTTGAAAACCTACTTTATAAGTGTTTCCATTAAGTGTACCTGATGTAGGTTTTAGAGTTACTACATATTTAGAACTATAATCCCCATTTTTTACATATATTAATCCTTCATAACCGTTTGCCCAAGTACTGACTAAATTATCTGATCCTCTACTTGATATATGCTGTGCAGATCCAGTAGTACCTTCACCAGAAGCTTGAGCATTAGTTGAGGCTTTTTCTATAGTAGTAGTTTTATTAATTAGAAAAGTTGTATCTGCTACAGTAGTAGCTTTTATATTATCTTTAACTCCTCCTGTGTCAGAAACTTCTAAATAAGCTAAATCTCCATTAGTAATATTATTTGTGCTAGTTGTAGCATTTGCAGTTGGCGCAGATTTTACAGGAACTTCTGTTCCAGTTTGATCATATACTTTAAGATCTTTAACTCCTCCTGATGTCCTGCTAAGAGTCATGGTATACTCTTCTGAGGAATCTCTCCTAATACTATGAATAAAAAAGTCAGATTCTGTACTTGTGGATAGTTTTGCTTTATGTTCAGTTCCTGGTCTTTTCTCTAAACCTCTAGCAATTGAACTAAGACCATTAACTTGTCTTTCAGCTTGGGTAGGTAATCGAATTTCTGCTGGTTGCTGAGAAATTCCATTTATTAAATTGGGTATAGAGCTAGAAACTAAAGGCATATCAGGAATATAATCGTCTTTGTGTATCAAGTACATTTACAGGAGATCCTTGAACTCTATCTACTGCCGCATAAACATCATAATTATCAAAAATATTATAATCTGCAGATTGAGATTCAAAATCTTTTAAGTTAAATAGAGCAAATTGCTCATCTTTAAATTGTAGTTGTGTCATCTCACTGGAGCCTATAGTGTTTTCTTGGAATTTTCTTCCTGCTCTCAATGTGATGTAATACCTTGCTACTTCTGGAAGTTCTTCAAAACTAAAGAGGTATGTAATATCGACTTCTATTTCATCATCAAATTCAAAACTATTTTTAGTTCTATCATATAGTTTACCATTACGTTCTATTATATCTGTATTATAATCTCTTTTTAATTTTGTGGTGTCAACTAGGAGAGTATTGGAAGGAAGAACAATATGTTTTGAAGAATTTGTGGATAACTTATAACGTAGATCTGTATTAAAAGACCAACCTAATGTTTGTACTTCACGAGATGTAGTGTCAAGTACTATAGCAGCTATCTCAGCTTCTTGAAGACCAGAATTAAGTGTGTTTACTGGAGCTTCTCCAATACCAATTAGCATTGAATTAATAGCATCTAATTTTGAGGTTTTTGATACAGACATATTATTAAAAAAGGAGAGTTGTTGGGGAGAGTAGAGGAGGATGGAGAACTACTATTTCCTCCTCTACAAAAATGAGGTACGGCAAGAGGATTAACCGTACCCCACAAAAGGTTATGCAATATGCGAGGATGATAATGCTACTGCCATTGCTGGACGTAACACGTTATGACCCATTGCATATTTGGAAACGATTAATGTTCCCTGACGGTTGACCATATAATCAGTCTCTACCGCAAGGTCTAATAGTTTCACAGTTGCTACTGCATCTTTATGCATGACTAAGGCACGAACTTCCGCACCGTCATCACCATATCCAGAAGGTAAGTTATAAACACTTGCCCTAGCAGATTCAGGAGAAGCTAAAGGTGCAACTCCAGTAGTTGTTCCAGCATCACTAGATACTGTCCAAAGGCTACTTGTCCAAGCAGTGTCATCGCCTGTACCAAGATGAGGAGTTCTAACTACTGGAATT